AAATCCCAACCGCTATTCTTACCTCCTAAATTACCAGGCATGATCTGATATTTACCCATAGCACCGCTCGATACGTTACGTGCACTATAGTTACCACCAGACTCTTGTGAGGATATGGCATTTCTAAAGGTATTAAAATCTCCGATACCTTCTAAGTAATTATTTGATAGTTCCTTTTGTTGCTTAAGTCTATCAAATGTATTATTAGTAATAGGAATATTTCCTACTTCTTGTATAGCGCCCAGCCTACGAAGTAGTGCAGAATGAAAATCATATGCCATTCTACTATCCTAACATACTTATTGAAATACCAAATACGCCTGCTCCCGGCGAAACTTGTCTAGTTCTAACATATGCCCCTGTATGCGGAGATTCCCATACTAACCCATTTCCTGCATATACAGCAATGTGATGTGCTGTAGCAGGTGAGTTTCCCCACGCTACTAAATCTCCTGGTCTTAGCTGATTAATCGGTGTTACTTTACCTAACGTAGAGGCTTGTTGTTTTGCAGTTCTTGGAACTTTCATTCCATATTTACCATATACATATTGAACTAGTCCAGAACAGTCAAAGCCACCTTCTGAAAAGGACTCCCCACCCCATACATAGGGAGTCCCTTTCAATTTAGAAGCCTCTTTAACTATATTACTTCGTAGATCATTAGTTCCTGTAGAAGGATAGGCAGATTGTTCATTATAAGTATTGACGGGTATAACAGGGTTGGTGGGTCTAATAGAATTCTGAAGAAATCTGTTTTGAGTTTGGGCAGCATTATTTTGAATAATACCAAGGCGTCGTCTAATGGCACTATCAAAATCAAATTGCTGAGGCTCGGGAAAAGATACTGTCATTTCTTATTCTTCATTTCTAACTGAGCACTCTTTTGATAAGAGGGCTTACTCATGTCAGTAATTCCTAGACCAGTCAGCCAGTTTAGGGCTGTAATACCTTTCTTGTCTAATGTAGCGCCACCGGGAAGATCTAATTGAGGCTCGTAACCTATATTAGACTTAGCGGGTATTCCTACAGGTTCTCCTGCCATTGTATTAACTCTACTACCATATGGCAACTGATTTAGTAACCAACTAGGCCAATCTTTAATCTCAGACTTAGTACGAGTATTTTGGTCCATCACTATTTCCCAAGGTAGTCTAATAGCAGGTGTGACACTGCTCATTAGAGTACCCATGGTTCCTAGCGGTGAACTAAAATACTGCTCTAAAACATCTGGACCAGGAACGCCTTGCTTGATTCCAAAATATTTACCCGTACTTCCCATCTGTGGGCCTAATGCTTCTTCGTGCATCCAAGTTGGAAATAGTTGGTCAACAGGAAAGGGATCAGACATACCCTGTAGATTAATGCCATTAGACTCTGCCATATTATACATAGCCTTAGGATAGATCATAAATCTACCAGGCTGTGTAAAAGCAGCCTCTAATACAAGAGGAATAGCCTTTCTTACCCAAGAGTAAAATAAAATTATACGTCTTAATTGATTGCGTTCAAATGAAGAATAATCCGAACCATCAGGGTGCCATTTACGAACTCTAGCAGAAGCAGTATGGCCTGCGCTTTCAATTGCTTCCTGTAGAGTTTTACCTCTTAGAATTCCTTGCTGTTCAAGTGCATAAATAAAATGAGCCATTCTAACATAATGCTCACGATACTCAGCGACTTTGGTTACTCTACTATGAACAGCACCTTTGAAAGGACTAATCTTTTCAATTTGCTTAGACACAGAGGTCATTAGAGTAGTATCTGAGGCACCTACAGCCAAATCCTCAATTACTGTATAGTCAGTAAGAACACCCTTAGAAGTAGCAAGACGGTAAAGATTATCAGAAGTTAGTCCTACAGGCTTACCATTAAATCTAAGAGTTACTACAGGCTTTCCGCTCCCTAAAGATCCAATATTGAAAACATCTGGATTAAAATCTTTATAGTTAGTTTTTCTAGATGCTAGAACTTCTACCGATTTCTTATAGTAAGCAGGATTGAATAAACCATCCATACTTGCTAGCCAAATATCTCCATACATGTTTCTCATATGGTGAGCCGGTACGTAGATAGTTAGTCCGGCTTTATACGAGTGAATAGCAGAGTCATACAGTCTTGCTAATTTATTCATAGATGGAGGCTTCATTAATTCTTCGATAGAAGTTTCAAGCACTCTAAGTTGATTAGCAATTTCCTTACTAAAATAATGTCCTTGCAGTAAAGTACCAAGTGTTGACTTATCTACATTAACTAGTTTAACATTACGTTCTGCTGTAGCAACCGTAGCACCAAATTCTCTAGCAATTGTATCTGCTAGAAGTTTATCTGCTTGAGCAGATCTAACAGCGGTATGGACTCTAGAAAGTAGGTCCAGAGGATCGGATACATTCTCCCATCCTCTGTAAGAAACTATTGCTTTCTCAAAAGTGTCTCCGGTAAAACGATATTTTTCTGGAATACCGAAATGACTCATCTTGCTATTAATGTGCTTTAAATTAAGACCAGATAGAGTGATAATACCCCTAGTAGGGCTAAGATTAAATACGGTAGACATGGCTTGGGAAAGTTCAATATGTGCAGCGCCTACTCTAGTAGCGGGGTCTACTGCTGTAACTCCATCTTGAATATTCTTCCAAGCCTCTAGAATTTCAGTCTTTGTATAGGTTTTGTCTATACGTCCTAGCATCATAGCATATTTAGTAGAGACTGCTTTAGCAGCGCTCTGATGCGCTAAAAAGAATGGTCTAAGTGATTTATTTCCAATATGTGGGAAAATATTTCTAAGAAAGGCTACACCTTGTGCTAATTGCAGTCTTTCAAACATATCAGCGACATATTCTTTTGGCATCTCTAGTTCATCAACAGTTTTAAGAGCGTCATCTATTATAGCAGAACCAGGATTTACGCCCTTATTGATAAATAGACGTTCAGACCTTAATGCTGATTGAATTTCTGCGACTGGAATAATGTTGTTAACAGCAGCAATAGACTCAGCGGCCACTTGCTCAGCAGCACCTTCAAGTACGGGCTCATCTACAGTACGAACAGCCTGTGTTACATATGAGTCTAAATCATCTACTATTTTTAAAATCTCGCTAGAGTTTCCTATGTTAATAGTTATGTCTTTAATAAGACCGTCAATAACTTCTTTTCGTAAAGCCTCTACATACTGCCCATACTTAATGCTAGCACGAGCAGAATTTCTCTCTACAGCAGCAGCAAATTGAGGGGCGGCTGATATGAACTTCTTTACTAGTCGCTCAATATCACTGGCTGCCATTAACTTATGTTTACCACCTGTCGCCATGCCCTTATAAACAGAAGCGGCAAAAGTATTGGCGCCACCCATTTCTTGCATCAGAGCAGAAAGTACTTTATTTTCGATTACTGAGTCAATAGGGACATTTCTAGAAACCGCATATGCCAATGTACCGGCTGCATCTAGCCAGTTAGTAGGAGGAATATGGCGTAATCTATCCATCATACGATGTTCTACAATATTTCTAGGCATTACAGATAAAACATCATACAAAGATAAAGGTAAGCCTCTTTCACCTTTTCCAACAATAGGCGAAATACCTCTAGACATTAAAGTATCTTCTGATGCCTTCAAAAGAAGCATGTAACGATCATACACGTAAGCCATACGCTGCTCTCGTGTAATTTTAGCGGGACTTGCTGCTTCAGTTATCTTCAACATTTCAGATACTTCACGCATAATCTGAGAATGAAGTGTATATTGACTAAATTTATTGAATCCCTTTAAATTTCTTCCGAGTCCTTCTCCAAATGTAGGGGAAGTTCTTAGTGTACCCTTATTTGTTACATATTTCCAAGTTTTAGGGTCCATAAATTCTTTTTTAACTACATGAGATACAATTCTAGATACTACTTCTTTTTCTGCATTAGTAAGAGATACTGGAGTAAATTCTAAAGTTTCGATTGCTTTTTTATCGCCCTTGGCAGCGCTAGAAATTAATTCTTCAGCAGTCGGAATATTAAGTCGTTCAATTCTAGTATTAAGATCATTTAAGAATTTTTGGGCACCGGAAATAGACTTTGCATTACCATGCAAAGCCAAGACCCTATTAAGTTCTTCTTTAGATACAGAACCTTTTTCTACAGCAGCAATAATTTCATCAAAAGAACTATAATCTTTAGGAACTTTTTTACTAAAAAGTTCTTCTAGTTTAGCCTCAAAACTAGTTTTGCTTCTAGTAGCCGTAAGTATTTTAATATCTTCTGGATCAAGAATACCATCAAGAGATTTTTTCCATATAGCAAGTTCTTTAGTAGATATTCTACTAAAATCTGGCACAGTCTCTAATACTGCTTCTAGTTGTTTAATTACTTTTTCTTCCCTTGGCTTAGCAGCCTCAGAATACTTAAGCTTTTTTCCTGCTACGTACTCTTTAATTGGAACTTTAGTTGCACCTTTTGGAACAAAGAACTCTTTTAGTCCTACAGGGCCACCTGTAGGAACTTTACCAGTAGTTAGTGCTTTTAAATAAAGCGGAGCAGGAATTTCATGAACAAGTCCACTTCTACCCTCTAGTTTAACTGTATACTGCGCTAGCCGCTCAGGAGTTATTTTGGGTAGAATATGGTTAACCATATCATTAATTTCAGTAAGCGGAAAAGTCCGTTCTCCTGCCTTAATTCCATCTTTGGTAATTGTAAGGCCAAAACGTTCAGGTTCTTGTAGTATTAATCTTTTTACAGTATTGAACTTAGCCGAGTCTATTATTTTCCTACCGGGAATTTTAACTATTTCTTCTGTAGATTTAACAGTTGGTCTTGTAACTGTAGTTTCTTTGTAGATAGATGGAATTTTACCCTTGATATCTTCGGAGTAACGCAGGCTCTCCACGCCCCTCGTGAGCGTGTCACGTTGAGCCAGGAGCGCCGCACGGACAGCCGCCGGGTTTCTCTCTACACCTGTAGCGGTCAATCCTTCTAACCATTTTGCTTTGCTTCCAGCAACAAATTTATTAGCAGATTCAGTTGCATCCGCAATAGTTTTTGCTACTACGGAATCTGCTTCTATAGTTTTTGTTTTAGGTATTCCAATGCTCTTAGCAACACCGGGAGTTACTATTGTTTTTCCTGTAGTTGCTATTTCTTCCTTAGCAACTTTAACAGGATCAACTTCTCTTACAGTGTTACGTGCTATTTCAGGTAATTTAGCATTCGGAGCAATTACATTCTTTGCGCTTTTAATTCCTGCTTTTACTGTGCCGGGACCTATAAAAGTAGTTGGATCTAAAACAACATCTTCTAAGAAAGATGCGACGCCTTTTCCCCAAGTATCATTAGCAAGACGATCTCTCTGTACAGGATCTTTAATTCTACTTTCCCATGTTGTATTAACATCTGAGAAAGTTTTCTTGGATTGCCCTTCTAGTCCTTCTACAGCAGCACCAAGCATTTTTCCTTTGTCTAGTTCCCAAAAATTAGGTGTATTACCTTTATCTTCTCCTATATACGCTTGTCTTTGAGCCTCATTAACAAAAGAAGCAGAGGCGTACATTCCACGAGAGAGAACATCTAATATTTTTTGAGTATTATCAGCAAATAAAACTTTTTGAAATGGATTATATGTATCCCAAGCAGCATTTTTTAGGTCAGCCTCACTAGCCAATCTAGGAGTAGAGGCAACTAAATTGGCTATCTCATATGGAGACTTTACTTTAGTAGTAGAGCCTTTGGCTACTATTGCTGCTAAATCAGCCTTATATTTATCTAACCAACTGCTTGATCCCATATTATTTTCCAGATATCCCTAGCCAGAATCCTAATGCTAGTTGCTTGTATCTATCTCTAGTAAGAGGATCGCTAGTAGTTAAGTTATCAATTTCTGCTAACATAGCAGGAAGTGAAGTACCTCCTGTATTTTGATACGCTTGAATAATTCCAAGAGTAGCAGTAGATGCTGCTGTGGCATCTCCACCGAACATCTCATATGCTCGATTACTTAAAGCAGCACTGGGGTCTTTTGTACTATACTGAGCATCTTGTGCTTTGAGTGAATTAGTAAAATCATCGTTAGCGACTTGATGCCCAAATTTAGCCTTTTCTAATTCAAGTTTAGCTTGATCTATTTGAGACAAAGCAGCGTCTTGTTTCATTTTAGCTAAATTAAGACCATACTGATTAGCAGCATTTTGTTGGCCAGACATTAATTCAATACGTTTTTGTTCATTCTGAGCCTGTAATGCTTGGAATTGACGAAGAAGATCTGCTTGTGCATTTTTTCCAGCAAGTCTATTAGTATCTGCTGTTCTTCCAAGATAAGATATCTCATTACGACCCAATGCTGTATTAGTATCTACATTATTTTGTGAACGTCCAGCAAGATCAGCAAGCGCTCTACCTAATTCGCCTTGACTTTGAGCAAATACACTAGGAGCCGCTTGTTGAATACCTAAACGCTGCATAAGTTCTGTTAATTTATTAGCAGACTCGCCAAAATTTCTAGTAGTATTATCAGCAGCATTCATATAGTTTTGACCCATCTGTTTACCAGACGAATCATATAAATTTTTAACATCTCCTGTACGCCCTAGCGTAGATTGCGCAAGAGACTCAAACATTTTGGCTAAGTCAGCATTCGATGTATTGAATCTACTTTGCTGCTCTTTCACAGCAGCATTAAGCGCATCAAACTGAGGAGCAAATTCAGATGCTGCCATAGCATTAGGATCGTACCCAGCATAAGGGTCTGGATCAGGATAACCAGCAAGACGTCTTAATTGTGCTACCGCTTCTTGCTTATCCCGATCCTGTGGGTCACCTAATGTAGGACCAACAAAACCTAACGGAGTATCTCCCATAATAAAAGGAGAAGGTTTAGAAGGCATATTAAACTCCCATAGAAGCAGCGCGACGCGCTATTGCATCCTGCTTAGCCTTTTCAGCAACAATATCTTGTTCGGACTTATAATTATTCGTTTGAGCTAATAGATTAGCAAGAAAATCACTAAGTCCAGTGTCTAATTGCTTTTGACGATTATCATAATCAGTAGTGTAATCAGTATAGGCTTTAGCATAAAGACCAGAGCCTAACATACCTCTAGATGCATAATCTGACTCAAGTTCCTGCCCAGCAAGTTCTCTTGTTTTACCTAGTTCAGCTTGTTTAGAAGTATAATCTGTACGATATTGTCCTTCAGTTTGCTTAGATTGTGCCTGATAATCGGCCCATGCTTTTGCTAACTGGTCACTCTGAGTCTTATAGGCAACATCATTTGCTAACCACTCATCGACATTAGGCTGCACAGGAGCAGTAGGAGATATTGCTCCTGTAGAATTTGAACCTACAGCGGGCGATGGTTTCCTATTTACAGCAACAGGTTTTTTAGGTGCTGCTGGTGTAGTTTTAGGCGGGGCTATAGACTTAGGTGGTCCAGCTACAGGTCCTACAAATTGTTTATTTGGATTAGCATTACCAAAAATAAAGGGAGAGGCACTTCCACTATTATCAGGTGCTACAGCCATTTTACCAATTCCTTTGCGATGGTGTTAAACTAGCCGAAGACATAAATTTACCTTTGGAGTTAGCCTTAAGTCTTCGTAATAAAGCATTTCTCCTAATTAAAGCCTCTTGATCCCTCTCTTTATATGCAAGGGGATCATCAGTTGGCCCACTATTTGGGGAGTTTGAGACTCCCTCATATATCTTATTACCAGCACTAAAAGGATTAAAAGACTGACGTCTACCTTTTAGATAGGCTACAAAGTTTTGGTCTCCCATTAGCTTATCTTCTTCGTTACTAGTTCTTTATTACTGGTAAAAGCAGTAACAGAAAATATTCTTAATGGTCCTGTATTAATAGAACCATCAACTGTTGATATGATTCTAAACGCAAGTTGTCTGAATCGCAACGATTTTACTAATTTAATATACGTTCTAACATTTGTTGGATTAGCAGAAGTAGCAGAATCAGTTACATCTAAAGAAATATCTAATATTCTAGCCCAAGATTTAAGTTGACTCCATTTTGTTCCTTGACTATTCAACTGACCCCAAGTAACTGGAATATTATATGCTATAGGTATAACCTTAAATTGAACTTGAGTTTTTGCAAATAAGTCTACACCCCAATGAAAGAGTCTTTTAAATGTATATGGAACATTAAAATCATAAGTTTTAGTTGTTATTGAACAATCAAAAGTTTCAGTATTAGTACCATTCACGGTATCAATAAATTTATATACACGAGATTTAGATTTATCATAATCTGCACACATATAAAAAGTCTGACCTGTAGCAGAATCTAATAAAGGATATCTAATAAAACTAGATGGTGTATATGAAGCGCTATTAAATCTCCACATAGAGAAGGCACGGGTTTTTAATCCATATACATAGAAATTATCATAAAACCTAACTATTAGTCTATTATTTACTATAGATACTGTAAAATCAGTCCAAGATGTTTTTGCTTTATATGAATATAGAGAAAAGGGCACCTTTATATTTATTTGATCCCAGTTCCAGTTAGTTACTGAATATAAATAATTTCCCCAAAGTACATATAAAGTATTTTCAAATTCTGCTAATGCCCATGTAGAAGCAATACCTATAGTATTAGACTGTAGCTGTGTTACACCTTTAGTTGGTAAACTATCGTAGCCAAATGTATATGTTGAATTTTGTTTAAATACAGCGATTTGTCCGGCCCAAGAATGAATACGCAAGATATACTGACCGTCTCCATTAGCAATATCGAAGAAGTCAGTACCAGTCCAAGAACTAAAGTTAGCGGCTCCTGAGAAATTTATTCTACTAGGGTTAGTAGAGCCTGGACCAGTTGCTATAAATAAACGTTCTTTATAAACACATCCAAAAATTCCTCTAGGCATAGTAGCCACTAATGTAAATCCACCTAATGGAACCCATGATCCACCATTGCTAGCGCTAGTAACATCTGCAATAAGCCAAAGTTTATTTTGATATTGCACACAATTACTGATAATAGTATTACTAGCAATAGTAGACCAACTATTTCCGGCTACGTCATAAGCCCTACAGGTTGTACCAATCTGGTAAATAAAATATACTACCCCTGTAGTTGATATGAACATTCCTAGATAGTGGGTTCCGCCAGCAATGCCATTTGATATCTCTACAATAGGCGGCCTACTTACAATAGAACCATCTAGGTCAACGTCAAAATTTAGTAGTTCAACGCACTCAGTATCTGCTATTGTAGTAGGTTCGTTTAGAATATTAAGACCATTCGTAAACGGTCCAATCTTTACAGGAGTTCCTGACATTACTCATCCTCAGGTAAGACAGTTATAACTGGGTAATAGGCTACTTGAGGTATATTTTCATTATTAGCCATTCCGTCAAGACTTTGAGTAAACTGTCCTAATTTAAATTGAGAGTTTTGTGGGTCTTCATCTAATTCGTATGCCTTAGATAAAACAAAGTTAATTAAGTCATTATAATAGGTATCTGGTATAGACAAAGAATCAGATAACTGGGCTAACTTAGCGGGGGCAGGAAGATAGAATATGCTTAAGCCGCCTGGTACAGTTACGGAGGAGGCAGGATATAAATGTATATTGCCCGCCCATTCTGTCCATACTTGAGGTGTTCCACTAGCAATATTAGTTGGATCATTAGGTGCTATGTACTGCTCTGATTCTTGAAATGATATAAAAGGAATCGGAGAACCATTAACATGTATGGCTTGAATTTTTAATATTTTTAAACTAGCCAATGAATAAACTGTTTGACCCACAATTAAATCAGATGTTGAAGTTGCTTTTAATATCTGAGTATTTTTCAATATCTCTAATTGACCAATATCAATCCAGCGAATAATATCTGAATCTGTTATTTGAACGCCAGCTTCATCACCAAAAGTTCTTTTTATATCAGTAGCAACATCTGTTCCGGTGTATGTAGAAGGATAATAGCTCATTGTATCACCTATTTAAGACGTCATAAGTATTATTTAAATTAGTTACAGTAGTATCTAAATAATCTATTATTTTTTCTAGAACTATTAATATTCTAGCTAAATCTAAAGACTCAGTAGAAGGTAAAACTGTAACTGTACCGCCAGGGTTTAGAAAATTTGCCATTTAACTAACTCCTGTCCAATATCCGGCACTTACTGCTGTAAAAGCACCGAGCGTTGGTGGTCCTGCTGTGCCACCTCCAACGTCTATTCCATCTGGAAATTTTGAGTTAAAAGAAAGTTTATTAACTTCTAAAGTTGCTAATTTAGATAGCAGCGTAGAAAGTTTTGACTCTAGTAAATCAATAGAAGACATTATTTATACACCACCCCATTATGTCTAACTGTTTTATTTTGACGTAAAGCCCATATAGCAAATTCTCTACGTTCCTCTTGAAGATCTAATTCTTCTTTATATTTGATAAGTTTCTTAGCGGCTTCTTCTGCTTCTAATCTATCAAGAACATTTCCGTTATTATTATTGGCATTGAAAATAGCAGCAAGGACTCTATGATCTAACTCATCTTCTTTTAATGTCATTACCATATAAGAAGGAAGTCCTACAGGATTGTGCCATACAGCAAAAGGTTTAATATCAAAAGAATTACGATCTTTAGGAGGAATCCATCGTAATTCTAGAGTAGGATCATAGTCCTGTAATATTTCTGCTATACGTTGTGCTTTAACTGGCAAAGCGCCAGATTCACTTAATATAACTGTCATTTTTGACCAACTATCTTAGTCTTTTCTCCTGCTAGTTTATACATATCAGATAAAGTCTTTTTAACTGCTCCTGTAGTAGCAAGTAGTCTCTTATATTCTCTATCCGCTAAAGAACCTGGGCCTTGTGCAGATAAAGAAGACATTAGCGCGTCTGATCTAGTTTGAGTAGCCATTTTTCTCCTAATACTAATGGCCGGGCCGTTTCGCACGACCCGGCCATTAGCAGACTAGATTATTAAGAATTAGCCTTCAGTAATATCTGCAAGTAGCCCTTGAGTATTCCTACGGTGGCAGCCTAGTTCAGAATACTGGTACATAATAGCCTCATAAGCATCATAACCAGCAACTCGGTTCCACATACTTCCATCACGATCCATGAATTCCCAATCTGCCTGACGATAGACAGTTAATTCATCTTCGTTAGCAAAGAACAAAGTATTCTTTGGGGCATCTACATCTACTGCTACAGGAATTTCACCCTTATCAGTTGTAAATGTAAGGCCAGTAAAACCACCACCAAAGTCTTTAGTATTGGTATACTGCCTCTGCTGAACTAGAAGGTTAAAGTAAGCACGACGAACACCAAGATTAGAAAAAATAGCAGTAGTTTTACCACCATTAACGCGAATATTATCTGCTAGAGCAATCATAAGACCCTCAGACAGAGGTCTATTTACGCCAGAGTTGGAATCTACTACAGCAGCCCAAATAGGTTCAGTTGCAGGGTCAACACCATATAGAGAGCCAGTGGTCTTAAAGATCTTAGTAAAACCAGTCCACTCTCGGTTAACGTTACCAGTTCTAACAATAATATCGCCAACTGCTGTAGAAACTACAGCACCGTCAAAAGTAATAACGTTAGTAGATACGTTAATACCTGTAATTTGTCTGTTAGAAGCCTTTACAGTTGGGTTGGGGTTACCAAGAGTAGTACCATCAATAATATCAATCTGCATACCTGATTGGGCATACATAGCATCTTTAGCAAGGAAGGTATTAGTACCGGCAGTTAGAGTACCTGCTACAGCGATAGCACCAGAACCATCCCCATAAACCTGTCGGTTTTGATCTTTTGCTAGATCAGTCTTTAAACCATCAACCTCAGATTCAAGAGCACTAATAAATGCTCGAGGATTAGTATTGACTAGTTCAATAGTTTGACCAGAAAGTCTAATACCGCCATAAAGGTATTTTAGACCGACACGAACAGCATTGTATCCTTGCTGACCCGGAATAGGTAATGCTTCCATTTCATTTCTAGCGCCAATACCAGCATTACGTCTGGTCTTAATAGGGAACGTTACATAACGTCCGCCAATATTAGTTTCAATACCTTCACTAGAGCGTGTAACACGCTTAATAGTAACGGCATCATCATTAAGTTGCTTACGTAGCCGAGGCTCGTAAATTTCTTTACAGAGGCTGGCTACTGTTGCTAGGGTAGCACCCATTTTTTACTGTCCTTTACTTGAATTTATGAATGCGAGCGCTAAACCGCGCGTATCTTTAGGAGTTAAAGAGGTTACATCAATCGCATTTGAAGGTAATCCACCATTTGTAGGCATAATTTGTGGAGCAGATGGAGCAGTTCTTTGCTGTCCTGTTAGTTGAGTTGCTCTCTGAACCGCTTTTTCAAGCGACATTCCAGATACTGCTAGACCCATAACAATATCTTCTGGAAAATCTCCATATTTAGTACGAAGATTATCTAGTTCTGTTGCAAGCGCTTGATCTGCTTCTGCTTCTTTTTTAGCCTGTTCTTGTGCAAATAAATACTGTGCTAAAACTTCTTGATTTTTCATAAGTTCTTTAAATTTGGGATCATTTTCTATCCCAGGGAAGTTACTAAAATCAAGTTCTTCTTCAATAGGGGAATTTTGGCCCTGGACTGCATTTGGAACAGGTGTAGAAGGATTAGTTAATCCCCACTCTGCACCAAAAGTTTCAACCATTCTATCATAAATAGCGCGAGGATTGTCATTTAAAACTCTAAAAACTTGATAGGCATTAGTCAAATCCTCAGGATTGACACCCTGCTCTAAGAAAGTATCAAATGGCTTATACTTAGTCTGTACCTCTGTAAAATTCTTATCCCATTTGCGAAGATGCGGAGTTACAAGCGGCTTAAATGGATCAGGAAGAATTCCTAAAAGTTCATTCCATGCGGGGTTAATAGTCTCAGACTGTTCAGTTACTGGCCCTGGACTTACATCTGTACCTGTGTCTGTAATCTGAGAGGCTACTTCCCCGCCTAATCCACTTGTGTCAACTGTAAAATCCGACATTCTAACTCCTGTTGTATTGCCG